AGACGAACAAGAATTACTTAAAGTAAGAAAATCAGTAAGAAAAGATTTCAATAGCTTTGAAGAAGACGAACAGTTAAAAAACCTTCTTTCCATTCTTTTATATGATGAAGGAAAAACAAGGGATACTCTTGACTTATTTGAAATACTTCCTGTTGAATATTTTGTAAAAGTAATTAAGTTACTCAATGGTCGTAGAGTTAGATTTATTGATTATGAAACACTGGAAAAAGTATTTAAGACTATCATTTTATATATTGAGATAGAACAGGAAAAAAAGAGTTGGAGTGAAGTAATTCAAAAATATCCAGAGTGGAATATTTCAAAGAACAAAGATAAGATATTGATAAATGAAATGATAAGATCTTTACAGGAGAAAGCAATGGATATTTTTACAGAAAAAAATTTGTAGGTACTAATAAATGTAGAGACTATTTGAGGATTTTATTTATGAATGATAAAACAATAAAAAAAGTAAAAGCAACACTAGACACAACTTCCTCTACTGAAATAATAGAGGAAGTTGATGCTATTGCTATGAACGATCCTGTAGATAAAACAAAAAGAGACGTTCTCAATTTTTTAAGTAGACGTTTTAAAAATATTGAAGAGGATAGGAGTTTAAAAAAACTTGTACACGAACGCATTTATTCCTTCTTGGAAAATACGGATAATGATATTTCTCTTAATCAACTTATGGGTATTTATAAAACACTAGGAGAAGACGAAACTGCTGCCGTAGATTCACTTCTTCAAATTCTTCGACCTGTTGCTAATGCTCCGAATCCTTGGATTGAAAGAAAGACAACAGAAGAAGCAGAGAAAGAAAAAGCATTTAAGAACCTTGAAGGAAAGGATCTTCAATCCATTGAAAAGGTTGGAAAATTCATGGATATTCTTGTTTCTTCTATGGAAGGAAAGTTGGAGAAAGAAGAACCTTGACTTTTTATTAAGAAATAAGTAACTTTATCTACAATACTTCTGGGGGAGTCTATGCTATCTTTTGAAGAGTTTGTTTCTATTTACGATAAAAATGGAAGATGTATTAATCAAATTTCTACCCCTAAAAAAGGTCTAACAGAAAATCAATTAAAACAACAATACAATAAATATCTGAAACAAGAAGAAAAAAGAGCTATTAAAAAATTAGAACAAATAAGTAAGCCAAGAGAAATAAAGATAGATGAGAAGTGGATAGAGGTAACCTCTTTTGTAAAAGAGCGAGATAAAAATGAATGTCAACTTTTAAGAAATATTGATTACCTACTAGGTAAAGGATCAAGAGATACAATAGAAAAGTTATCTAACGGACTATACAAAATAGTTGATCCTGCTCATATCTTTCCAAGGTCTAGTTATCCTCATCTTAAATATGATCCAGATAACGTAGTTTGTCTTAACCGATTTAGTCATTCTCATATTGATCTGTATAGAGACCCCTTAGAGGGGAGATATAGTATTAATTTCTCTGAAAGGCTTGAATATTTTTCATGGATGGTTGGGGAAGAAAAAATAAAGAGGTTAAAGATAAAAGCTGGAAAGCTATGAAATCAAAGTTACGAAAAATAACAATGGAGAATTGTATTCATAGAGAAAAAATCTCTTTATGTGATTTGTCCTTTGAATTTTTTTCTGAATTGCATTTTGATAGATTTTGTGTAAATTGTGAGCACTATAAGAAGGAAGGAAATAAGTTAGGGTATTGTAGTTTGATATATGAGAAGAGAAAGGTGGAATGTAAATGAACAGAGAAGAAAAACTAAAATTACTTGATGCAACTTTATTAAAGATCCAAAAGGATCATGGGAAGGGATCTATTAGAAGATTAGGGGACGATTCTTCTTTAGGGGTCCCTATGCAAAGTACGGGGAATGTAGTTATTGATGCAATCTTAGGAGGAGGAATAGGAAAGGGAAGAATTACAGAGATATATGGAAGTGAAAGTTCTGGTAAAACAACCCTAGCCGCTCATATTGTAGCAGAAGTACAAAAAGGAGGAGGAATAGCTGCTTATATAGATGCGGAACATGCTCTGGATATGTCGTACTTGAAGAATCTTGGAGTAGACACAGATGCGTTACTTATTTCTCAACCCGATTATGGGGAGCAAGCTTTAACAATTGCTCAGAATCTTATTGAATCCTCTATTTTAGATATAGTTGTAATTGATTCCGTTTCTGCGTTAGTCCCTAAAGCGGAGTTGGATGGAGAAATGAGTGAGCAACAGATGGGACTTCAAGCCCGTATGATGAGTAAAGCTTTAAGAAAACTTACTGCTATTATTAGCAAAACAAATACTTGTGTTATTTTTATTAATCAAATTCGTATGAAAATAGGAGTTTTTTTTGGTTCTCCAGAAACTACAAGTGGGGGGAATGCCCTTAAATTTTTTGCCTCTCAAAGATTAGATGTACGAAGGACAGGATCTATTAAATCGGGAGATGAAAAAACTGCCAATACAGTAAAAATAAAAGTAGTTAAAAATAAAATAGCGCCTCCTTTTAGAGAATGTGAAGTTACTCTTAGATTTGGGGAAGGGATAGATAGCATTACCTCTATTATTGAAGTATCTATTGAAAAAGGAATTATTGATAAATCTGGAGCTTGGTACTCTTACAATGGGGAAAGACTAGGACAAGGAAAAGAAAACACAATTCAATTTATAAAAAATTCTCCACACCTATTTAAAGAAATTGATAAGAAAGTAAGAGAAATTCTTTTTTCAAAAAAAGATGAAATTGTACCTGAAACTATTCCAGACGAGGAAGACATCGTTGAAACTACAGCAGAAGTCATTGAAGAAAAACAGACAAAGAAGCGGACTAGAAAAGAAGCTAAGGAGGATTAAAGAATGTTTGGAAGAATAAAAGTTGGAGACTTCGTTGTTTTTAAGGGGTATGAAAAAGAAACAATTTTTATTGTCTATAAAAAGAGAAAGAAAAAAGTATATACTTTTGCTATTCCTAGAAAAGGAAAGCTTCTTAATCCTAGTGATTATTCCGATACTTGGATAGATATAAGGAAACTAACCTTGTATAAAGGAATCCTACCTACTCCAGAAAAGGAGCTTGTTTTTAAGTTTCTATCTGATAGACTTGATTATTTGGTGAAAGATTATAATAAAAAAACTAAAGATGCTGGAAACAAATATATGTTGATAGAGTCCAGAAGGTTTAATGATCTTCAAAATTTCTATCGCCTAATGACTAAAAAGTACAAGGAAAGCCCCCTACAAAATTTTGTAAGAGAAAAAGAAAAAGGAATTTTGGAAAAGAGAAAAGAGTTTCCTTTTTATACGGGAAACCCAGAAAGCATAGACAAGCTGTTAGAGCAAGCTAGAGAGTTTCATGCGGTTTAAGGCTTAGATTTAATGTCTACAACTTTCGATACTTTTGAACTACCTTTTTCATTAAAGAATAATGAACAGCTTGGAGTATATGAAGAAAGAGAAGGAAACAAACAGATAGAAGAGAAAATCTTTTATGCTGATAATAAAGAGTAGGGGTTAGTGATAGAGAAGACGAGGAATGAAAATATATTTCTTGTCTTTTTTATTTTACTAATAATCTACAATAAAAATTAGGAGAATCATTTTGGATAAATCTATTAAAATCCTATCAGACATCGTTGTATATATGAAATACGCTAAATTTTTACCAGAAAAAAAGAGAAGAGAAACTTGGGAAGAAATTATATATAGAAATAGGAATATGCATTTAAAAAAATTTCCTGAGTTACGAGAAGAAATTTTTAAAGCGTATGAATTGGTTCTTGAAAAAAAGATTCTTCCCTCGATGAGAGCCCTTCAATTTTCTGGAAAACCGATTGAAATAAATCCGGTACGACAATTTAATTGTTCAGCAACAGCTATAGATCATCCCTCGGCATTTAATGAAATAATGTTTCTTCTCTTATCTGGTACTGGAGTGGGTTGGTCTGTTCAAAAGCACCATGTTAAAAAGCTTCCCCCAATAAAAGAACCTGTCAGACCAAAAGATGCTAGACAGCGTAGAAAAAGATATTTGATACCAGATAGTATTGAGGGTTGGGCAGATGCTATTAAGGTTTTAATGTCTTCTTATTTTAATGGGAGTAAAGATATAGAATTTGATTTTAGAGATATTCGTCCTAAGGGGGAACGGTTAATTACTTCAGGGGGGAAAGCTCCCGGATCACAACCTTTAATGGATGTAATTCATAATATTAGGAAAATCCTTGACTCTGCTTTAGAAGAGCGGGGAAACAATACCCAATTAAAAACTTTAGAGGTTCATGATATCTTATGTTATATTGCGGATTGTGTTCTCTCAGGAGGAATTCGAAGGGCCGCAGCCATTAGTATTTTTTCTTTAGACGATGAGGATATGCTGACTTGTAAATTTGGAAATTGGTGGGAGGAAAATCCACAAAGAGCAAGAGCTAATAATTCAGTCATGCTTCTTAGGCATAAAGTTAAAAAAGAAGATTTTGAATTTGTTTGGGAGAGGGTTAAGGCTAGTGGTGCTGGGGAACCCGGAATTTTATTTTCGAATGATAAAGAGCAGCTTACGAATCCTTGTCAACCAAAATGGGCGACTATTTTAACAAAAGAAGGTCTTTCAACTTTTGAAAAAATAAAAGTAGGCGATATGATTTGGAGTTCGGAAGGTTGGACAACTGTTCTTAACAAATGGTCTACAGGAGTAAAAAAAGTTTACAAATATAGAACAAATTCTGGAGTTTTTGTAGGAACAGAAACTCATAGAATTGTTTCTAAAGGAGAAAAGATTGAAGTTGATAGTGCTGAAGGATTAGATCAGTTAGTAGGAAATAAGGAATATGAGTATACAAATCACAATCCTAATTTAATTATGGATGGACTAGTTTTGGGAGATGGTTCGGTACATAAAGCTTCAAATAATTTGGTATATTTATATATTGGTGAAAATGATAAAGATTATTTCAATAGTGAAATATCTCATTTGATTGGAAAACAAAGAAATGGCCTTAAAAAAGATGTGGCATTTGAAATAGAGACAGGAATTCAATTTGAAGAATTGCCCAAGACTTATGAGAGGTGTATTCCAGATAGGTATAAATTTTCTGATTCTATTTCTATGGCTTCTTTTTTAAGAGGACTATATTCAGCTAATGGATCAATCTGTGGAAAAAGAATTACATATAAAACCACTTCAAAAAAGATGGTAGAAGACATACAGATAATGTTATCTGCTTTGGGAATTGCTTCTTATTTTACTAAGAACAAGAGTTCTAAGGTAGAATGGCATAATGGCGATTATGTTTCAAGAGAAAGTTTTGACATTAATATTTCTTCTGATAGAAAGATTTTCTTTGAAAGGATTGGATTTATTCAATTATATAAAATGAAAAAACTTAATTCAATCCTAGGGGGTTTGAAGAGAAAAGGAAAAAATTATACTTGGTATGCCATATCTGAAAAAGAAATAATATCTGAAGAAGAAGTTTTTGATATTACTGTAGATAATAAGTCTCATACCTATTGGACTGGTGGAGTAAATGTTTCAAATTGTGCTGAAGTATCATTAAAGTCAAATCAATTTTGTAATTTAGTAGAAGTAAATGTATCTGATGTTTCTTCACAAGAAGACTTTGAAGATAGAATTAAAAAGGCTGCATTTATAAATACGCTTCAAGCTGCATATACCGATTTTCACTATCTAAGAGAAGAGTGGCAAGAGAATTCAGAAAAGGACGCTCTTCTTGGAGTATCTATGACAGGAATCGCATCTGGAAAGGTATTATCCTTAGATATTAAACGGGGGGCGGAAATTGTTCTTCGAGAAAATGAAAGAGTTTCTAAATTGTTAGGAATAAAAAAAGCGAGTAGAACTACAACAGTAAAACCAAGCGGAACGGCAGCGACAGTTCTAGGTTGTTCTTCTGGAATACATGCTTGGCATAGCCCGTACTACATTCGAAGAATTCGTGTCGGAAAAAATGAAGCTATCTATTCCTTCTTAAAAAAGAATCATCCTGAAATGATTGAAGATGAGTTCTTTAAGCCAAAAGAACAGGCAGTAATATCTATTCCAATTAAAGCTCCAGAAGATTCAATATATAGAGATGAGCCTACAAAAAATCTCCTAGAGAGGGTTAAAAAGATAAATCAAGATTGGATTGCTACAGGACATAGAAAAGGGAGTAATAAGCACAATGTTTCTGTGACAGTTTCCGTGAGAGATGAAGAATGGGATATGGTAGGGGAATGGATGTGGGAGAACAAAGAATTTTATAATGGAATTTCAGTTCTTCCTTTTGATGGTGGTTCATATAAACAAGCTCCTTTTGAAGAATGTTCAAAAGAGGAATATGAAAGACTAATTGATATTTTAAAAGATGTTGAGCTTACCAATATGGTAGAAGAAGAGGATAATACAGATTTACAAGGGGAGATAGCTTGTTCCGGCGGGGCTTGTGAATTAAAGTAAATTTAAAAAAATACTGTAAAAGCCAACTCTTAAAGGGGTTGGCTTTTTTTATAAACTCCTTCGCCAGAAAAATCACCCGTCTTTAGCGGGTGATTGGTTCACAATACTAATACAGTAGCAATTTAATATTAATTAGCGGTCAGAAGGTATTGAAACGATGAAAGATCTTTGTACCCGAAGGAAAAATCTTATTAGATATTCAAAGAATTTTGATAAAGGCGTACGAATACGAACGGTAATAGTTAATTCAAAAACTGGAAAGATGATAAATGATGCGTCTGATTGTTATTCTGAAGTGGATTGGAAGAATTTTTTTAAGCAGAAATTGGAGCATAAACGATTAAACGATACATACTATTTTCACAATTTTGAAAAAGAGACTTTCATTTTTGAAGTCTCACAATATGAGGATTTATATTTTTTCTACGGTTTTTTTGTAAAAAGGAATATACCTAACCGTCTTCAAGTTTTAAGTATATTAACAGATTTTATTTCGAATACAAAGGGGAGAGCGTTACAACATGGTTGAAAATCAGTCAGAAATGTATTTAAATAGGGTTTTGGAAATTTACGAAAAAATTCTTCCTACCATTCAATCAATTCATGAAGATATCTCTTCTCTTGAAAAAGGAACCTTACAATCAAGGGAATCTTATTTATCTGCGTACGCGCTTCTTAAAGAGAAGATTGAAGACATATATCGAGAAACAACCTCTTTTCCTATCTCTGAAATAAAAGAGATTCTGGAATATGTTAAGGTTCATAATCGAGAAACTTTTATGGAGTTTACTCAATCGTTTAAAGAGAATAAAGAAGATCTTCAAAGGATTATCAAAATTATTGAGGGGATTTCTATTCTATCTAACTTAGATAAGGGAATTACAGGGCTTGCTACTGCTTTGGAAGAGCATAATAAAAAAGAATCATGGATAGAAAGGCGATTTAAATTTTTTGCTATGGTAGTTAGTCTTCTTGTAGTTGTTTCTCCTTTCCTTTTTGCCCTAGCAAAGAAATTTTTTAATCTTTAGAAAGAGAAAAGGAAGAATAAATGGCTAATACATTTACAAAGAATTTGATGAAGTATTTTCATCTTACTTACAAAAATACAAGTGGTCAAAATAAAATAATTGCTCCTGCAAAAACAGATCCTTTCACTAACACTGTAAGCACTAAGCCGGTTAAATACACCCCAAATATTGAAAAAATGCTTCAAGAGTATCTTAATGATGTTTATGAGACAAAAGATACGGTTAGAGATAGACTTAAACGGTACAACGATCTTGATGCAATGACCAAAAACGATGGGTATATTCAGCAAGCAGTAGAAATGTATACCGATGAGGCTACTCAATGTGATGCTCAAGGAAATATTATCCAAATAACCGCAGATTCTAAATTGGAAAAGTGGATTTCTGAATTCTTTGATAAAATAGGTATTGCAGAAAATGTTATTAGGGATTTAGCCTATAACATTACTCTTTTTGCCGATGGGTTTTTTGTTCATGACGTAAATGAGACCGGGATTGTAGGAGTATATCCTTTATCCCCTTATTCTGTTACAGACAGGCTAGAGTTCAATCCTCCCGCCGTATCTGAATTATTGAAGAAAAGAAATGGTTCTTTTTATAAACTTGTACAAGGAAATTCAATCCTCCAGCATTTAAGCAAGGCCGTAGAATCTGACAAGGAAACATTTAATGTTTCTGATTATTTCAGAAGCTATTTGTTTGGCTATGTGCTTCAAGACGGGGATATGTTCCTTCCCCCTTGGTCTATGACCCACTTTAGACGCTATTCTACACAATCTGAGTTCTTTCCCTTTGGTAGACCTTTATTTATTAACACGTTGTCTCCTTATAAACAATATACAGCGGCTAAAACTATTCAAGCCATGTTAAGACAAAACGCATTTCCAATTAAGGTTTGGCAGATTGAAACCGGAGAGTTTTCAAATCAAAGTGATAAATGGCATGCGGTAAATCAATTTAAGGCTGAATATCAAAACCTTGGAGATACCCAAAGTCAACAGGAACCAGTAATTGCTTCGGAAGTCTTTATGCCCAAAGATCAAGCAACTTTGGAAGTGTTTGATTCTAGAATTGACTTAAATCAAATTGCAGATATTGAAAATCTTGAACAAAATATGATTACCTCTACAGGGATTCCCCCTAGCGCTATTCTGCCGGGGCAGGGCGGCTTTGGAAATTCTGGGGAATCAATGCTTCGGCAAGACAAAAAGTTTGCAAGGAAAGTATATACAATTCAATCGGCAATCCTAGAGGGATTAACTGAATTAGTTCATTTGCAAATGGTTTTAACTGGGGATTTTGATTATGAGACCGCAGATTTTGAATTAAGCATGTTTTTTCCTGTAGTTGAAGAGGATTCAGATAGGGTAAGAAACTATCAAGATAAATTACGATTAGCTAACGATATCATAGATAATGTGGGTCAAGCAATGGGTATTCAGAGAGGGGAACCTCTTCCTATAGATATTGTTAAACAGATATTCTCAAAGTATTCTTTTATCCCGGCAGAAGATATAGATGCGTGGGCTAAAGAAGTGGAAAAACAAAGGAATTCTGGAATTGCTTCTGAAGATACCCTACAGGAAAAATTTAAGCATTTGGAAAAGACATTACAGTCTTTAGACTACAATTTCTTTGTTGAGGAATTCCTATTATCTAAAAAGCGGTGCAACCTTAAAGAAGGTACATTATTTAATAGACATTATTTCACTGGGTATCAGGTGAGCAAAGATCAAAAACCATATCTAAGTGTTCTATCAAAGTTAAAAAAATCTGAAAATAAAAAGGTGTTGAAAGAGAATATCTCAATAAAAGAAAATACAAAATTGAAATTTAAGAAAACAACATAATTATTATACTAATATAAAGTATACTTAAATTCTGAAAGGTGTAATAATGGAAAGAATTCGACTTGTAGAAACAACGGCTATTTCCAATGGAAATATTTCCAATTTGCCATTGAATGAATCCAAAATGGTTGAAAGCATAGATGGGAAAGTATATCAAGCTATTGGGGCGTATACTGTACCTATTAGCCGATATGATTCTTTGAATAAGAATAATCGTATCTATTCTAAAAGACTATGGGAACATGTAATTTCTACCCAAAAAGATATTTATGAGGGAGCAGCAGGTCTTTTAGATCATCCAACTTCTGATCCGTCTGTTAAGGATATCTTTTGTGTTTGGCATAATCTTCGATTAGATGAATCCTCTAAACTGGTAGTGGCAGATATGTACCTCTGTGGTGCTAAGGGTCAGGATGCTAAATCCTTTTTAGATGCGGGTGGAAAACTTGAGTTATCTTCTTCTGGATATGGAACTATTGGTAGGGATGGAAAAACCGTTGAGGAAAGTTCTTATCAAATTGAACGTCCTGCTGACTGGGTTTTTGAGGCATCTCAAAGTGTTTATGCAACAAAAGAGGATGAAATTAAGAATGAAAATTCCCCTGTAGTAGGGGAAGAAAGTGTTACTAATATAACAGAAAATAATGATAAGGAGTTATTTCCAATGAGCAAATTAACTGAAAAGGTTGATCTTCTTCGGCTTAAAGAGTGTGAATCCTACCTTGGTGGGAAATTTTCCGAAGCTGAAAAAGAAGAGAATCTTTCTGAAAAGAAAGTCATTTATACAGAAATCATAGATTACTGTGAAGGTGTCCCTGAGTTTTCTAAGTTTTCCGAACGGGCAATTTCCGCCATGCAGGATCTTGAGAAATCCTATTCTGAGATTGAAAAAGAAGTAAAAACTATCCCGTCCCTTAAAGAGGAAAAGGAAAACCTTCTTTCTGAAAATACTATTCTGAAAGAAAAAGTTGAGAAGCTGGTTTCCTTTATTGAAGAAGCTAGGGATGCTTGTAATTATCTTAAAGAGGAAGTTACTACCCTACAAGAGAAAAATCGTACGCTTGAAGCGCTTTATCAACAGACGGAGGCTGAGAAAAACACTCTACTTACTGCCGATGAATTTCTTGCTATCAAAGAGGGTTACGATAAAGAGAAAAGTGATTTGGCAGATAAAGTAAAAGAGCTTACGGAACAGCTTGAAAAGGCTGAGAATGTTCGTGAAGCCCTTATTCTTCACTTGGAAAAGAAAGAAAAAGTAAAAGAAGGTGAAGAAGAGGAAGAGGATAGTGAAGAAGAAGATGACAAAGAAATGAATGAAGGAACAGACTCCAAAGAAAAAGATTCTGATGAAGAATTGGAGGAAGAAGAGGAAGACGAAGAGAAGGAAGAAGCTTGTAAGAAGAAAGAATCCACTTCTCTGAAATCTGAACAACAATCTTTTGTTGAGTCTACTGGATTGCATGGCTCTTATTCTTCTCCCGAAGTTTTGGAATGGTATTCAAATATGCTCAAAATGGAGGAAGCACGGGATTGCGTTACAAAGAATAAGAAAGAACTTCTTTCTAGCCCTAACCTTGCTGAGGCTATCAAGAAATATCGTATTCTGAATGCTAATTCTACCTTTAAGAAGAATTCCAAATTCGAATTGAATGAGTCTTTTGAAGAGGAAGATCACTTTACTCAATCTTTTAAGCCTAAGCAGTCTGGTGGTATGGATGCCATTATTGCTAAAGCAAGAGAATTTCATAAAGGAAATTTCATTTAAGAATAAATGAATAAAATAAGGAGAATAATAAATGTCTACAATTCTTACAGGTGTTACTAATGGAGTTAGTTTTGGTTATCGGGGGGCTTTTGGTACAACTGCCGTTTCTGATGCTGAACTAATCGTTGATTTTCAGGTTGGTTATGATATTGTTGCCAATCTTCAGGTATTGACTTCTGCGGGAGTAGTTAAGAGTCTTTCTGATGCGGTTATTTCCTATCCGGCAGAGGGTCAAGTTAAGATTTCTCAGAATATCATTTCTGCGATGGCTTTAGCTAATAGCCTTAAAACGGTTACGAATGCTCATGCTGCCGATGCCGCTGAACATAGCACTGCTGCTGATGCAACAAATTATCCTGTAGCAATCGCTGATGCCACAGATCTTACCACATTGTTAGCTTTGACAGGGGCTTTGCTTACTGCTTATGATGCCCACGATGCGGATGCAGAGCTTGCTTCTGGTTGGGCTTTTCATGGGGCGCAGGAAGCCGCCGATCATTCTCTTACGAGTGCTGTTACTCCGACTACTGTTGCGGAAGCAGTTACCCGTCTGAACGATCTTAAAGCTAAGTACAATGCTCATGATGCTGATTCTACAGCTCATACTACGGGTTCGACTCATCAGGAAGCAACTGCCGATGCTACTTCTACTTATGCTATTGTTGCTACCGATGTTATCAATGTCCTTGCTAACAGAAATAAAGCGTAAGGGGTAAAAAATGAAGAAGATACTTGAACAAAGTATATGGGTAAAGGATACTTCTGGAAGTAAGTATCTCTTAACTAAAGGAACTCAGTTTGAAACAGTGGATAAGAAATCCGTAGAAAAAATAGCTATTCCTGAAAAATGGGAAAAAATCTTTGAGCGAGAAGGGTACAAAAAGTTTGTTGAGAAAATGTATTCCCTGAATCCCTCTCTAGTTGAAGAAGCTATGGAAGATTTTCCTACAGAAGGCGCTCCTAGTGAAGAAGAGTTCCTTGATGTTGTAAATGTCATTGAACCCGAAACGATTGATGAGGTTGATTTGGAATCTAACGAACTGCCCGGAGTTGAGGAGGAAGATGTAAAAATCGAAACCCCTAAACCTGAAGTTCTTGAAGATCCGAATCTTGTTTCTAATGAGCTTCCGGGGGTAGTTGTGGTTGGAGAAAAAACTATCACTATCCCGTCTTCTAAGGATTTTGAAAGATTTCTTCAGTAAAAAAGAATAAGCAATTTTGAAAAAGACACCAATTATTTTTGGTGTCTTTTTTTATACTAATAAATAAAATAGCTGTAAAAAAATATACTAATATAAGGTAAAGGAAATTTATCAAGTTGTCAAAGTTGAAAACATAATGTTTGTTTTCAATCCTAGCAGGACAGAGATGAATAAAGTTTTTATCTCTTTAGGCAAAAGACATAATGTTTGTTTTTGTGATTTGAAAAGTCTTGATAAAAGAAAGGTAATTTGAAATGAAGAGATTTCATGAGATTACGTTAGCCGAAGATTCTGCTTTTTCTACCGAAGATGGTATTTCCCTTTTAAAGAAGGGTCAGATTGTTCGAGTGTATGAAGGAGAAGAGGAAGAGGCTGAAGAGGAAAAGGAAGAAGAAGAAACTGAGGATGAAGAAAAATCTAAAGAAGAAGGAAAAAAATAATGGCACTTCGTTTACGAAATCGTTCTGTTGAAGAAGATCAGAAGATTCTTCAGGAAAAGCGCCTTCAGAAACTTTCTGAAAGAGCTGAACTTGGAGATTTTCTTGTCGAGAAATGGTCTAAGTCTGCCGCTGTTGTCGGTGAAGATGTTGTTGGTAAGGGTAATGGCGGGTCTTCGAGAATCCAAGATCTGTATGAAAGCGGCAAAATTGCTAAGGCTCGTAACTGGGCTATCTTTCTTGAGAATATCAATAAAGCTCATACAGGTACTTTGCTTCGTGAAGCACAGACCTCCAGCTCTTTTACCGGGATTACCCCTAACCATGTGATGAAAGTTATTTCCTATGCCTACCCGAACAGTGTTCGTGGAGACATCTTCCATGAGTGGGCGGCTACTACAACTAAGGATAGTTTTTACTTCCTTACTCGGCAGTATAATGCTACCAAGCGTGGCGCTACTGCTGGCACAAATATCATCAATTCCGCGAATACGGGTCGTGGTGGTTCGGAAATTGAGAGTGAGTCTGCGGATGAGACTCCTAATGGTAGCACTACTACCTTTACTCTGACTGCCGGTGTTCTTCCGGTTGTTCCTTACTCCCTTCAGGTTATCCTTAATGGTGTAATTGTTGGTCGTGATGATGGTAATGGTTCTATTGAGAATGTTATTAGCGGCGCTACTACTATCACTTCTGGTACGATTGTCTATAGCACTGGTGCAATTTCTGTTGTTTTCGGAACTGCTCCTGCTACTGGCTCTACGGTTGTTTATCAGTACAACTTCGATTCTGAAGATTCTGACAACTTCGACGAGACCATGACCGTTCGTCTTGGACTCCGGGAAGAGACCTTCCGTACTCGTCCTTATCCGCTGAACCTGTCTTGGAACCGTATGACCTCCTATGAGCTTGGTTCTACGTTGGATATTGACGTTGAACAACAGTATATCATGGCTGCTGGGGATGAGATCAAGGCTGGTGCTGATAGACGTGCTCTTTCTGAGGGTTATCGGTACGCTAAGAACTTTACTCCTATCACTTTCGATGCGGACTTTGCGGCTGCCGGTGCGGATGATCCTGCCGCCTATGCCGATACTTTTGTTCGTACTCTGAAGAAGATTGAAGCAAGCCTGTATACGGCCCAGAACAAGGGTGGTGTGGACAGGATGTACGCCGGGGCGGATATCGTTGGTTTCCTTTCTCAGAGCCGTAAGTGGGTTGAGAATACCAATGCTATTAAGATCGGGCCTTATCTTGCCGGTACTTACAATGGTATCCCTGTTTATCAGGCTGAGGGCGTTACTGGTATGGCTTCTACCGAACTGGTTGCTGTCTTCAAGTCCAGCGCGGATGAGGCTGATGCCTTCCTGAGCTACGGTGTGTTTATGCCTATGGCTCTTACTCAGCAACTTGAGTACGCTAACTTTGAGACGGAGATGGGCGCGGCTTGTTTTGAGGATCACAAGAAACTCAACGACTATGGCCGTGTTGTTACCTTTACCAATCTCTAATCCTGTTTTTTAGGATGTAAAAGCTCCCTCTTAATTGAGGGGGCTTTTTTTATGTATTACTAATAAGATATATCTAAGATAGAGGTGTGAAATGTCTTTAGTAATTCCAGATGAGATTTTTAAGCGGGTATTAAAGAGCATGGGGTATCCTATTGTTCGCATAGAAGATTTATCTAATGGGTTAATGACTGAACAAGAATTCAAAGATGTTGTTTTGTTTGATGCCTTACACGAATACTTTTCTTGGTTTCCTATTGAGGATAAACAGGAATACTCTGTAACAACTACATTCGATATTGATTTTCCTTCTGAAGACGTATATGATGTGGTAGACTACAGGTTGGTTACTTATGGCAATAGCTATGCCGGAAGAACGGGAAGCCCTTTCCTTGACGCGGTTCAAATAAATTCTGGAAGTTCTTCCTTTGCAGGAAGGGGAATGTATGGCACTCCTTATAATTATGGAATGAATATAGCTTATTCCTATGAACGTATGGCTAGACAATCTGTTATTGATAGGAATAGAGTAGTTCAAGCAAAGATAAATTATCGGGATAGAAAGATAACAGGATATACAAATGTTAGCGGAAAATTAAATATTACTTGGGCTAAAACAAGTGAAGACTTTTCTGATGTTCTGTATCAACACCAAACCGATGTTATTGAGCTTATGAAAGCAGAGACCTTTTTGTATTTTGGAAATCTAAGAAATCAAATTGCCGGAACAACAGATGCGGATTTAGATGGTTCTGATTTAGTTTCACAAGGCACTGAAATGAAAACAGCGGTTTTGGAGAAGTTTAAGAGTAAACCAAAAATTGTTGTCATGAGATAGGAATAATTTATGCCTACCAAAATGGAAGAAGGAGAATACACTGTTAAAGAAGTCATTCAAAATACATATCATTATATGAAGAATAGACTAGACTATGCAAAGAGGGACAAGATATTAAACAGGGTAAGGATAAGGAAAGTCAAATTTTTTGAAAAAGATAGACGTGATATGCCTTTGGTTAAGTATGAAGTAACCACAACGTCTACTCCACAATATAAACCCTATACTACAGGCATACGAAAACCAACGATTGTAAACAGAAAAGTAAAGCACAGTTATGATATAGTGTTTGAAACCGATGAATTAAGTTTGAATACAAAACGTTGGAAGGTAGCGTTAGGAAGTGGAAAGAAGTGGGTTAAGCCTCCACAATCAAAAGTACGAAGCATATATTCTGAGACAAGAAAAAAGTGGACTCCAGAAAAGATAAAAAAACACAAAGAGAATAAAAGTTTGTATCTTGATGCAGGGGATTATAATTCTCAAGTGAATGGAATAAATGGAGATTGGTTATTTAGATGTGCTAATTTGTATAAAGAAAAAGGACATTTATTTGGAAGGTTGTATAATGAAGCGGCATATCGTCCCGCAAATAAAATGAACCCTAAGAAAATAATGTTTTTTCCAAAGCATTTGCTTTCTTTCTTTCGATTACTAATGGAAAAAGGGATACTAAAGGATAAATAAAAAATGACAACAGGTGAAATAGTTAAGAAAAAATTAGGATTAGAAAAATTTAATGATGTAAAAGTAGCTAGAGTGATTGGTTCTGGAGCATTGAAAGTTCTGTTTGTATTTTTTGATAGTCATAATCGAGGGTATCCTATAACTCAATCGAGAGTTAGAAAAGCTAGAAGAGTTGTATCTATTTTTAAAGGGGGGGAAGTAACAAAGGATTCCGAAGAGGCTCTTAAATATCTACCTATGACCCCTTTATTGGATATAACAAACTATGGGGGCGATTTAGGGGGAAGTACATTAATAATTCCTGTTGATTTATCTGGAGATAGGTATATTGATAATGCCGCTTTCACAACAAAAATAAGAGAGCAAAGATTACACTTGACTAAGTGCGTTAATATGCTTAACTTCTACGAGAAAGAAGGGGAAGTATTTTTTGAGGGGATAACTATAAAAGATTTAATGAAGAATCAAGGTCTCAGCGATTTTACAAAATACTATGCGAAAGAGCGTGGAAAAGTAATGGGTAATGAGAATAATACTTCAAAGCTCTTAGATATTACTTTAAATAAAAAAGAGGGATGGGTTCAGTTCGATTTTCTTTCAGAAGCAACAGAGAAATATGGGAGTAAGCATAAATATAAAGAAGTAGATCCTTTAAAGAATTTTTCTCTTATCCCAAATCCTTCAAAGACGTATACTTTTATGATACGGATAGAAAAATTTTTTGATTGGTTAGAAACCTATGGTGAGAATTTAAAGGGAAAAATTACAGGAGAGGATCTTAAAGATATTTTAGATATATCTGAAATAAAAATTTTCAACAGCTCCCCTGCAATGCATTGGCAGGGAATGAATTATAATCTTAGCCAATTAGATGCAGCGTTATATCCTACAAATATAGCACCTACTGTTTGGAACAGGTATAAGAATAAACATACAGGGGCCACTCATGCAGGAAATCAAATATTGGACAAAGAAAGTCAAAGAATTATAAATCAATTCTTTTTTTATAGAAACATAATGGCAAGTATGCTTACAAAAAAGCTAAAACAGGAAGAAATTATTTAAGAGGAAAGGAAACATTACAATGCAAGAAACAATTATGTTGGATGGAGTAGAAGTATCCGTTGAAGAGTTTAATGCAAAATTGCAAGAGGCTAAATCAAATCCAAATATCCTTATTAAGGAAGTCTCCTCTGGACAGTTCAAAACACTTGAAAGGCTACAGGGGTAATAAATGTTTAAAAGAGAAAAGGAACTAAAGAAACAAAAAGAATTGAATATGCTTCAGCGTCTTCATTCTTTTTCGGGGTTAAGACAAGATCAGATAAAGAAGCTGTTTAGGGATTTGTCCTATCAAATGCTACGGGATTATAGATTAAACGATTCTTCTTACATCCCATTTTTGGGAGAAGTTACGATAAATTATCAAGGGGACGTGCAAACAGATAAAGGATTAAAGGCTTCAGTGATACTAGACTTTGATTTAAGTGAAGAATTTATCCGGTCTGTGGGGCAGATAGTAGACGGCGAATCTTGTTCGGATTATGAGAAAGAGATGATGGGAAGGATTAAAGAATCCTTGGAAGAGAAACTATAGTAAGATTTCACTTGCTTTTTCATCTTGTTTTTCGTAGATTATTTTGAATCTTCCAAGCTAAGGATTTGAAAATGTCTTTTATTGATTATAAACCTATAGGAAAATTCACAGGTGAAAAACATAGTGTTTTAGAGGATGGGGTAGTATATACAAAAGAATGGCTAGATTATAAAGAACAAAGACGATTAGAAATTATACTCCCCTCCTGTAATATTCCGAATCATATTATCCCTTACTCTTTGGAAGAAAACTACATAGGGAATGTTGATTCTGAACCAATTAAAAAGATCAAAAAATATATCTCTAATTTTGAAAACACTTTTTATAATAAACCCTTATATGTTTACGGGGTAGCGGGAACACAGAAAACAACGGTATGTCAATACATAGGTAAAGAGCTTATTCGTAAAAAGAAAACAGTAAAATTTACAACTATGAATAAACTCATTTACCTTCTTACGAACGAACAATTCAAGGAAGAGGTTAAGCAAGAGATTGAAGAGATAAGACAATCTGATCTTATTATTTTGGATAGATCCTTTGACAAGGAACAAGTAACAGTGTATCAGTCTGGGTATCAGTTAGCTTTTCTGGATTCTTTTCTTCGAGAAAGAATTGAGTTTCTTCAGAAAGCAATAATTATTATTTCTAATAATGCAATCGAAGAAATAAGCAAGAATAAATTCAATAAAGATATAGAGGATTTGATAAAAAGAAGCACGGTTCCGTATGGATTAGCTATAGAGTTCAAGGATCATTATTCCCTCAAGGATGATTTTGATGCCTCTGACCTTTGGAAAGATTAGGGGGAAACGGTTTGTCATTGAATCAAGAAAATATTAAAATCGTTGAAAAGGCTGTGCTTAAACTCTGTATAGACAATAGCGATTTCTTAGATCGTCTAGGTCAAAACTATTTTGTAACAGATAAAGCAAAAACCTTTTTTAACACGTTGATTTCTTTGAAGGATCAACAAATTCCTTCCACCCTTCGCCCCGTTATTTTGTCCGTTCAAAAAGAAATTCCAGAGTTTAAAACGGCAGAGATAAAAAGCGTGTTTGAAGAGGAAGTATCCCCAAAAGAATTTGATCTATTGTTCTCTTCTCTGAAGGAAAATTATGTCAAGAAACAAGTAGAAGATTTGAATGCTGATATTATCAGAGAAGTAGGAAAGAAATCAGATGTTGATTGGGAAAAGATAGAGGAATGTGGATTTAAAATTCAGAATTATAGGGATTTGATAGATGATAGAAAGAAGGAAATTCTCTATCTGGAAGAAGCAGTAGATAGATACAAAGAAGAGCTGGATAGAAGACAAGCCGGGATATCGTATGCGGATACTGGTTGTAGCCTTTTAAATTCTTATTTAACTGAAGGTTTCCTTGGAGGAATGATGACAACGGTTGTCGGAAACCCCGGAAGCGGTAAATCTTCTTTCGTTCAATATCTAAATAATAAAATGATTAACAAATTTGTTCCGTCTTTGTACTTCTCAAAAGAGCTTCCTTTTACAGTGACAATGGATAGGTTCTTTGGACAACGAACCGATCAGAATATAAGTGAATTCAAACCAAAAGAAGATGAGGAAATAGCTAGTCACATTTTAGAGCTAATTAATGTAGAGAGTATAAAAATGTCACGGAATAAAAGGTACGGGATGTTAATAGCTCCTTCCTTGGATATTCGTACTCTGGAGAAAGCAATTGTTTCCTTTAGAAAAGATATTAAACTCCAAGAGGAAGAAACGTTAGTTGTCACTTTGGATTTAACTACTATGCTTCACGACTTTAATAAATCAGTAAGTAATAAAGCTAACGATTATGAACATGGTTTTAACAACCTGTTTATGACCGGGGAAAGAACCAATACACATTTTTTGAATGTAGTACAACTCAAGCGCCCTTCTGATAAAATAAAAATCAAAGAAATTGAAGATTTGGATAAACTCCGACCAACTCCAGAAATGATTAAGAACTCAGGGGTGATAGAAGAGCGCTCCCGAAATATTCTAGGCATTCATAATCCTTATTATCAAGCCCGAAGGTATTTGTCGGAAGATAATCCCCTTTTTGATATTATGGATACTCATCTAGAAGTACAGATTTTGAAGCAGAATACTGGATCGGTAGGAAGCATTCTGAAATATGACTTTGATCCTAAAAAAAGTTTACTAAGGCCAATCTATTATACTAATACAGAAGGTTAAAAAATCTAGGAGGAAATATGCAATTATCAGATAGACTTAAAAACATACTTACTAATATATGGGTTGGGATGAAGATCCTTATTCTTGCGGGTATTCTTTTTCTTACTGGTTGGACTATCAATCGTTTCAAAAAGAAGAAGCAAGATACCAAGAATGACTTGAAAGAAATTGAGAGTAAAATAAAAGAGCAAGAAAAGAAAGCTAAAGATCTGGAAAAGCAAAGAATTGAAATGGAGAAGGATCTAGCTAAGAGAAGAGAAGAAGCTAAGAAAAAATATTTGAAATAACGCTCCGTATGGAGGTTATAAATAAATTTTTAGGAGGTGTTTCCTATGCTTACCCAAGGTAGAAACACAAACTTTTTAAGCCCGTTTGATCGGGGATTTGCAAGGCTGTTTGATGAATTATTCTCAAATAGTTTTTCGTTGGACTGGAACGATATTCCAGAAGTGCAGTTCAAATGTTCGTCTCAGAAATTTCCCTTAACCAATGCGGTATTGGACAAAGAGACAAAAAACATTTCCCTATCTATTGCCTTAGCCGGATATGATAAGGAAGATTTGAAAGTTAGGATTGAAGGAAATCATGTAGTTGTCTCCTCTGAGAAAAAGGAAAAAGAATTTGAGAAAACAAAGAAGTTTCTGTGGAAGGATGTAACTCAGAAGTCTTTTGAAGTTTCTTACCAATTTCCAGATGGAAAATATTCTTTGGAAGAGATTGAAGTAGATTTTACAAATGGGATGTTGAATATTATTATCCCGGCCAAAGAAAGTGAAAAGCCGAAAGAGATTTCAATTAAGTAGGTAAATTTTTTATACTAATATAGTAAGAACCCCCAGTTCTTAAATTCCTCCTTTCTCTCATGAGACCCCTGCTATTTTAGCGGGGGTTTCTTTTTATACTAATAAAATGACAGAAAATATTTGGGGGAAGACTAATGAAAGTATTTTATTTCTTGTTATTTTTATTTCTAACGTTCGGTGTAATAGCTGAAAAAATTCAAACAGATATCGTAAATATCCCTACAGACTATGAGGGTCTTAAAAAGAAATATATCGAAGCGGTATTAGATGTATTTAAGGAACAAGATAAACAAAGAGAAACCCTCTTGCTGTTATCTAATGTACAAGCTCAAAATTCCAATTTGATTGTTCTAGTAAAAGATCTAAAAGTAAAATTGGAAAAAGCAATGAACGTAAGCAGAGATACGTTTCAGAATTATTTTTCCCTTTCTTCCGGGTATGATTTTGAACAAAGGGTTGCTTCCTTTGGGCTAGGTTGGAATTTAATGATTTATGAAAAACTTCTTTTTGGGGTAAGAGCTTACTTTCCTACTGCAATAAGTTTTGAAGCCGGATACAGGTTTAAGTAAATGGCGACAATAAACTATTTCTATGATAGTCAAACAGATTCTTTAGATTACGGCAGTGTGTTCCATCTTTACATGGTGACGTGGTTATCAGAACAATTTTTAAATAGTGAAACTACACGGGTTATTTATTCAGACAATGCTTATGCTTTTAGGAAAAGAAGTGATTCTAAGCCAGTTACTAATGAAGGTAATTTAGGTCTTCCTTTTATAAATTTTATTCAAAAGGGGGGAGATTCTAGAAATGCTCAAAATTGGGATCACTGGAGATTAGAAAAACCGGGAATATATGTTCCTGAAATACAAGCAAGATTAAGAATGATGCCTATAACCATTCCCTATGAAGCTACTTACTGGTGTGCTTCTGCAAAAGAAATGCGGTATATAGCAAACAAACTTTATTTCTTTCGAGATAATCATACTGATTTACAAGTAGATATTTCATATACCTATACAGACGATACAGATACGGAAGTAACCGTTCAAATTCCACACTATGTTAAATTGAATTTTACTGGTATCTCTGTAGATCCAGAATATGAACAGAATGCTTGGTTAGAAAAAAATGTAAAACATTCAATCTCTATGGACTTTGAAATTAATACATGGGGATTTCTCTTAGATAAACAATTCACAATATCTGAAACCACAATACTTCAATTTACAAGTTCGTTTGATAAATACACACAAGAGTATTGGGACAAAACTTTGGAATTAACATAAAAATAGATACTAATACAATAGTATAAAGAAATTTTAAGGAGAAAAATCTAATATGTCTAAATCTTGGAGAATTGAAGTTATCCGAAGAGATAGAAGTGGTGTAGCAATTGCAACTACGGACGTTACCGGAGCTATGGTTGTTAGGGCTTCCAAAGGAACGCTCAAACCTTTTTATGTCTCTACAGGAAATGAACAGAAGATCATAAATCTTTGTGGTTATCCTTCGGCTACTTATCCTGATGTTCAGGAAGCAATCGAATATAATAAGGTTGGCCCTATCTGGATTTCAGCGCCTTCCCCCTCTACTGATACAATGGGCGGTCTTTTTGTATTAGACTCTGGTGTTGTTCCTATGACTACGGGGGTAACTGAATCTGGGTTTGATGGATATACGTTTTCTGACGTAGATCATGAACTCACTGAACTTGTAGGAACCGGAGATGCAAGTGAAACTTCTTTCTCTGCAACTTTGGATTTCTCTGTTGGTGATCCTACCGCAGATTTGGATGTAACGGTTGCCGGGACTTCTATTTCCCTTACGGTTACTGGTACGGCTCCGGCATATTCTGTTACTGGTACAGGTCTGTCTTCTGGAACATACAATTCTTCTACAAGACTTCTTTCTCTTACCTTCTCTGCGGCCCCTGCTTTAGGCGCGGTTATCAATGCTGTGTATACCCACACTGTTGAACCTTATATGGTTCTCTTGAGCAAGAGCCCAATGGCAGATGATCTTAAAGCAACTATTGAATGGGATAACGATAACCTGTGGTGGGACTTTCAGATTTATCAAGAGAATCCTTTTTCCTTAGAGTATGTTCTAAAACAGGAATTCAGCGGTTCCAATGATCCTAATGCTCTTGATGGGTTTGGGGCTTCTGTTTATATTGAAAATATTTTAGAAGAGAGTGATTTCGTTAGGGTAATTGTTAATACCGATATTACTACTTATCCTTCTACCACGTTTAATGATGCCTCTTTAACGGCTTTTGATGGTGGCGCTAGAACGGCAGTTACTACCACTCAAATTTCCGCTGGTTGGAATGAATTTCAGAACGAAGACGCTTATAATGCTTCTATCTTTATGGATGCTACTTCTGATTCTGCTGTTCCGGCATTGTTTGATACTTTATCTTCTACCTATCAAAAATATAAGAGCTATATTCTTACTCTTCCGATGGGAGAAACCCCTACTACGGCTATTTCTACAAAGGCAGGGTTTAGCCTTAACAATGCAGACATTGCAGTTTATTACCAACACGGTAGGGTTCAGGATGTTTACAATAACTCTTCTTTCTGGACTTCTTTAGCGGGTAGGATTGGTCAAAAATATGCTCTTATGTCCAATATTTATAATGCAGGCGCTCCCTATTTTGTGGATGAGAATAATCACGGCGGTTTGTTAGGCTCTGGTATTATTGAGCTTGAGAGAAGTCTTTCTGAAGATGAACTTCAAACGCTGGATACTGCCGGGGTTAATCCTATTACCTTTAAGCCTCAATTTGGTGTTATGATTGAAAGTCAGAAAACGGCACAAACTCCCACAGTCACTTCTGACTATAGCTACATTGCCCACTCTAGGCTTTTCAACTACATAATTTCCAATATTATCACGGGTGTACTTACTCCCCAGATTGGTAAATTGAATGATGAAAACCACAGGCTCTTAGCTAAAACTAATGCGGATGCAATTATTAACCCAATTGTTGCAGACGGCTATCTCAGGGATGCTCTTACTGTATGTGATTCTAGTAACAACACAGATGAGATTCTTGCACAACGTAAGTTCCTTTTAGATGTGGTTGTACAGGTTACTCCTTATTCTGAAAAAGTTACTCTTAGGTTTACGAATATTGCTCAGACTACTACGGTTTCTCAGGTAATAGGCTAACTTAGTATTTGGATTGTAAATCCCCCTTCTTAATTATAGATAGGGGGATTTTTCTATTACTAATACAATATAGAATATTACGCTATAAGGAGCTTTCAATATGAGTATTTCCCTACAGGGTGTTTTTAAGATTGGTGAAGATGCTTTAACTAATCTATTCGATGTCAATATTGGAACAGGGTTTCCTCTTCCTACAGATATTTCAATTGGTGATCTTCCCATAGATGGTGGATCATTCCTTCGGGTAGAAACGGTTACAATGCCTGAACCCACTATCACAAAATATGTTAATGATTACAAAACTCTTGATATCGAACGTGTAAGTGGTAAAATGGAACGGCCTAAAGAATTCACTATGTCGGTTCGGTGCGACAGATTTTATCTGATTTACAAGCTGTTTACTTTCTGGAGAAATCAGGCAATGGACGTTACTACGGGGACGATGGGAAATGATGGTAAAATTCCCGGAACCAATTCTGCATTTAGAATTCCTATGACTGTCTCCCCTACAGATGCGGCTGGTGGCGATGCGGGGTTTGTTGTGAATAATGCGGGTAAAGTTACTAACTGGATTTTCTACGGATGTTTCCCCTCTGCTGTTGGTGCAATCTCTTACGATTATAGCAGTGGCGACAAAATCACTTTTGATGTGACAATGAGTTTTCTTGAGATGCGAGAGTTTCTGGCATAGATACTCCTTTTTAATGTTAGCCTACTCTTCTTTGGGTAGGCTTTTTTATTACTAATAAATCATAGCTCAAGATAAAAGGGGTTAGTTCAATTATGGCTACAAACAGCATTGATACTATTTTTGGTTTTGGGGAGGACGCTCTTCAAAACTTATATGAAGTTTCTTTAGTGGTTTATCCTAAAAAGTTATCTGACCAATCTCCCTCTGAATTTATTACTGGAAGGATTCAGAATTTTAATATTGTCGGTCGCGCCATTGAGACTTATGATAGACATTATAAAACTCAAAGAATTCAAATCCCTAATGGGAAAATATCCTCTGCGAAAGAAGCCACTTTTCAGTTAAGGGTAGATAGAGATTTTGTATTTTACAACATTCTATCTGAATGGGTTGATTTGGCAAATAGTGGAAAGAAACAAATGCAACTGGGGAATATGGAAGATTATCTAGGAACGATTGTTGTAAAGCGGGTAGGTAATGACCTCTTACCTATTGATGATAGCAAAGGTAAAAATTCTGGTTGGAAACTTAATGATGCTTTTATTAAATCGGTAGGTGATATCCCCTTAGATTATTCTTCGGGAGAACCTATTAATGTTGATGTTACCGTTTCTTTTAGCTGGGTGGAATTTCTTGCGCAGTCTTTAAAGAAATAAATAAAAAAGGGGGAGGAAATCTTGTCGGTAACTCTTGATAGCTTAAATTCTATATTCTATTCACAAGAGGACGATGCTCTTCAGAATATTTTTGATTTTAAAGTTCTAAAGGTTCCTGCTCCAATAGAAACTTTAGCTCAAGATTTAGGAATAAATTTAGCTAATTTTATATTAAGGGTTTCAAAATTCACTATTCCCGATGATACTCTATCCACTCAAGAGATAACAATTCGTGGAATAACTGTTTCAAGAATTTTAGGCGCTAAGAATACAACTAATGATTTAACTATTGAATTAATACTTGATAGGGAATGGAAATATTACAAATTTTTTAAAGCGTGGAAAGATTATTATGGGGACGTAGCAATAAATGAATCTATACCTTCAGATACGATAACGGGAGAATTGTACGTTACGAATGGTTTATTGAATAGGGAGGAAAGGGGTTTTGTTTCTTGGACTTTTTTATATGCTCGTTTGTATAAATTAGGTGATATCTCATTTGATTATGCTACAGGAGAACCGATTTCAATGTCTGTTGGATTTAAATACTGTGGATATAAGGTAGAATAACAATGGCTATAGATATTCTTGAAAATGTAAATAGATTAGAATTGTTTGATACTAAAAGCTGGTCTTTCACTTTTAATGGGGGAGGAGCAGTAAGTGTTTATAATGGAAAACCAAACCCTAATTTCAATCCTTATAATAGTAGAACTAAAAGATTATGGAACCCAAGAAAACCAAGAGATGACAGACAATTTTTTTCTTTGCCTAGTAGAGGTATAGATTTTGAAACGCGAGTTCACTCTATTTCTGCCCCTTTTTTTGAATTGGTCACTGAGTCTAAAAATACAGGAAGAAAATATTTAACTACTTTTACTGCTATCCCTAATGTATCAATTACATTCATAGAATCCCCTTATTTAGATATTCAAAATTATTTGATAAATTGGAAAGAATCAATTTTTAAATCGGATGAGGCTCAATTTCAAGAAGGTTATGGGGGATTTAGAAATGGGACATTAACTATTGATCTTCCTAACGGTAATCAAAAGAAATTGCAATTTATTGAAATGCGAGTGATATCTATATCCCCTGTTATTTTTGATTATAGTGATAAGATAATGCTGATAGAAGCTGAATTTTCTATATCTCAAATAGGTGGGTATCAGTTCGAATATAAAAAATAACACTAATAGTTAAGAGAAAAAAAGAGAAGAGGAAAAAATAACTATGGCTATTATGGACGTTAAGAGAAAAGAAGAAGAGACTCCTAAAAGGGTAGTTGTAAAAGAGAAAGAAGAAACTGCAAAAATCCCGCATGACTTTTCAGAGATAACTCTATCCTCATGCAATAAGTTATCTGCCCCTTATAAAATTCATATCAGAGATTATCTGAATGAAGATGCTCTGCGGATGGCTAAGAGTAAAAAGGATGTATTAAAAAGTATCCTTGAGTTTCTGAAAGACGGTATCTATGAAGATGTAGACCCGTTTATGCTTCATGAAAAAGAGCTAGAAGAAATCATGATAAATATCTATACGGCTTTTTGGGATTATAAAATTCGAGGGTATCATTATCCTATGCTTCTTACTGATGATGAATTGATTGAAGAATTAGATAAATATAATGATATGGAAAAGAAAAAGTTTGATGCTCTTAAATCCGAAGATTCTAAAGAAGAGTATGAATATAAAAATCTGAATGAAATCCCATTGGCAGCACTAGAAGTTGAAATTGATTTGTCAAAACTAAAATCAAAGCCCTTAGCAGAGAAGTTCAAAGAGCCAATCATTTGCAGTGATAATAAAGGCAATGAAGTTTCTGTTCGTCTACCTAGAGTGGGGGACGTGTACAAAGTCATTGATTATATTGATAGTAAAACTGCGGAAAAGGATCAGATATTCAAAGACGAAGATAATACGAAGGAAGGTTCTCCTAGGTATAATGAATACCTTGAATATCAGGAAGAAAGAGAATTGCTTTTATCTTTAGGTCTTCCTGCATCTTGTCTGCTTTCTTATAATGGAAAAGAACTTTCTTCTTTGGAAGAGAAGATTGAAGTTCTTAGGAAAATCAAGCAGGGTTTCTGGAATTATATCTGGTCAATCATTGAAGAGTATACTGATAATTTTGGAATTGATTCTACGGTAGAAGTACAATCCCCTTTGACAAAAGAAGTAGTCAAACGGAGGTGTCATTTTCGACCAATGGACTTTATACCAAGTGGTGGAGTACCAAACGATGCTGGATATGATTGCCGATTTGGAAACTGAAGGTAATTATACAGAGGGATATGAAGAGTATCTAAAAATGCCGTGGCATGTTTTCCTTCTAAGGGCAAAGCATTTGAAAAAGAGAACAGAACGGCTTATCAGAGAACGGGAACGATTAAAGAATATGGGGAGAAGATAATGTTTCAAATTTCAAGTTTTAAAGACGTATTGGTTATTTTTTCAAAAGTGATCCTTGAGTTTCTTATACTCGGAATAATTCTTCATGTTTCTTCCGAGGTGATAATAGATCAATTTGTATTGCCTGTATTTAATCCTTCTGTTTTTGGGTGGGGTTTTTTATCTATCTTTGTAAGGCTCTTTCGTAGAATCATTTTTAAAGATGTTACAATCCCCTTTTTGAAATACTGATTACTACTAATATACAGTATTGATTAAAGGAGAAGTGTAAAGAATGGTTTTAGCTACCAAACAAAAAACTCTTTTTGACTATGACTACCGGGGAGAATTTGACCTCTCCGGCAATCTAAAAAAAGTATATAATGAAGACGCTTTAATCAATGGATTAACAATGTGGTTCTCTTCTCTATCTGGAGAGTTGGTAAGATACCCGGCATGGGGGGGATACTTGTATGATATGATTTACAAGCCTATGCGGGAAGAAGATGTAGATATACACTATATGTCAATCAGAGACGGGTTTGAACAAAACTTTACCCCGTATTGTAGTGTAGAGAGTTTAGATATAACCCCGAACTTTGCAGAAAGAAAATGGGAGATAGATTTAATTATCTTTGTAGAAGATTTTAATTATAAGTTGAATTTTTCAGGATCGTTAGCAAACCTAGCATAAAGGAATTAGAATGTTTATTTTATTTGACCCGGAGTCTTCTCTAAATAGAATGGTGGAAAATCTAAAGACAAAAGAATCCGTAGAGGATGTTTTGATTAGTTCTACAAGCGTTCCTATTCTTTCGGTGGTTGCTGATGAAATCGGAAATCTTTCTAGCGCTGATGAATATCTTTCAAGAGAAGAAAAATGGGATCTTGCTAGAAATTATAGCTCTTTAATTTACCAAGGTAGGTTTAGGGGGTATAAAGCTAAAAGGGCACAAGGGGCTTCCACTTCTACCGTTTTTGTTGTTTCTTCCGTATCCACTTTTGATGCTCCCTATGCTAAAAATATTCCTATTCCTAAATGGAGTATGTTTATAACTGCCGGGGGGATTACGTTTACTTCTAGCGAGGCTACTACACTTTTAACTTCTGAGGACTACAAGGCAGTTCCTATAGTTCAAGGTATTCCAAAAAGTTATACTTATAATGCTCTTGGAGAAAACCTAGAACGGGTTCAAATTCTTAATTCTGCCATTGAAGAAACCCTGTATGACGTGATTATAAACGGGGAAACTTGGACAGAGATTGAACACATTGAAGAAGCAGATTTGGGCGAAAAGGTCTATGAGATTCAAAACATAGGAAACTTTGAAGGCGTAGAAATAATTTTTGGTACTTCTGGGTATGGAAAAAAACTAGAAGCAAATGATTTGGTAGTAGTCAAATATCTTGAAACCCTTGGATCAGAAGGGGATATTTCTGCTGCTGGTTTAATTACCGGGGTTGTCTCTACAATCTTTGATGCTGATGGAGGCACGGTCACTTTATATTGTACAAATACTGATGAAGTGGGCGGTGGAAAAGATATTGATACCGTTGAAGAAATCCGTAGAAAAGGATTAGATAGTTTCAAGGGGGGAGATACTGCGGTAGATTATGCGGGGTATAATTATTATATCAATAATCTTTCCTATATCGAAAAAGCGGTTGTTTGGGGAGCGTATGAAGTAAATAAGGATGCGGGGTTGAGTCTGTGGACGTTTATTCCTTCTGAAGATAACGTGGTTCATGTTTCTGCTTTTACTCCGGCAGGGGATCAATTAACCGATTCGGAAAAGGAAGCTATTATCTTTGATCTTGCAGATAATCAAATTAAGCCTCCTTGTGACATTTTACAGTTTACCGATGCAGAATTTATTTGGATGGAATTTCACATAGTAGCTTATGTTTATGATCGTTCAGTTATTCTTTCTGAAGTGGTACAAGATATTAAAGATACAATCAATTCAAAATATTCCATTTCAAATATGAGTTTCAAACAACCACTTTATGATACTCAGTGGAAGGGTGTTATCTCGGCTGTAGATAATGTATATAGGCATACTTCAGAAATTAAATTGGTTAAGTATGAAACCTTCAATATACCATATGAAGCAGATTGTAATTTGCCATTACCTACAATTGAACAAGATACTGTTTCGGTTTATGTGCGAGATACAACGGATGATAATAACCCCTATGTTAAGATAGCTCAATCTTCAGGGAGTAGCTGGGTAGGAATGGTTGGATATACGGTTTCGGGAACATTTAATCATTCCACAGGACTAGGGGGTATTACGGTGGATGCTGGATTAACAGGGGCAATTGCAGACTACCAAATTAAGTATATTTATACCACAGACAGTCTTAACTTTGAACCTACGAAGAGATATCAAATATTGAAAATAGATTCTGTTGATAATGTGTCTGCTGAATTTCAAGAGATATAAAAAGAGAGAAAAGGAATAGCTATGCCTTTAGATAGAAATCTGAAAAGTAAACTTCCTAACAATCTAAAAGGTTCTCTTTTATGGGAAGATATTATGGATGTTATTGAAGAAGAATTGGGATTATTCAAAGACCAAATTTATAAAAAGAAATTTTATTTATACCCTTTTGAACAGGACGATGTTGATCTATTAAAATCAATAGCTAAGAGCTTTGGATTTATTATTAACACGTCTATCAAAGAAGACCTTGATTACGTTATAGCTTATTTTAAAGCTATTCCTTTTTTAATTAAAATGAAAGGAACTCTTCCTGCATACAATTTTATATTTAAGCTGATAGAAAAGCCGGGAGGGGTTTATATCA